TGGCAGCCGAGAACTTTGGATCCGACATGTGAAGAAGCTGCGTGCATCTGGAAAGATGGAAGTTAAGCTGATGCTGGCAGCATCGTTTGCATCGGTTCTGGTTCCTCTGCTCGGAGGGCTGCCATTCATCGTAGATCTGTGGGGAGAGACAGAGGGTGGCAAGACGGTGACGCTGATGGTGGCGGCATCGGTCTGGGCAGATCCGGCCGAGAATAAGTACATCGGAGACTTCAAGACTACAGATACTGCGCTAGAGTCCAGAGCGGACATGTTGAATCATCTGCCGCTTGTAATGGATGACACCAGCAAGGTCTCAGATCGCATCAGAGGCAATTTTGAGGGCATGGTGTATGATTTATGCTCTGGTAAGGGTAAAAGCCGATCAAACCGAGATCTAGGCGTCAACAGGGAGAATCGGTGGCAGAACTGCATCCTGACCAGTGGCGAACGTGCTCTGCAAACCTATGTGAGCCAGGGCGGTGCGATCAATCGTATTCTGGAAATTGAGTGCGGAGACTATATCTATCAGGACCCACGTGAGACCGCTGAGACGGTCAAGGGCAATTATGGCTTTGCTGGTGAAGAATTTGTCCAGATCGTGACGGATATGGGCAGAGAGGCGGTACGAACCATTCAGGAGGGTATTCTGAATGAACTGATTGATGATAGCAAGATGCAGAAGCAGGCAACGGCTCTCTCGATTATCCTCACAGCGGACAGAATCGCCACAGAGCGCATTTTTAAGGACAAGCAGTATATTTCCATTACCGATGCGAAGAACGTCTTAGTGGACCGCTCAGAGCTTTCTGACAATGACAGGGCGTATCGGTTTATCTGTGACAAGGTGGAGATGAACCCTGCTCGCTTTGATGATGAGACGAATTGTGAGAAGTGGGGTGTGCTGGATGGAGACTATGTGTATTTCTTTACCCAGGCATTTGACGAGCTGTGTGAAGCTGGTGGATTTTCACGCAAGAGTATTATGTCTTGGCTGGAAAAGAAGAAGCTATCTTTGCAGGATCAGGGTCGTGTTACCAAGGTGAAACGCATCAATGGGAAGCTTACCAGGTGCATCTGCATACTGATCGAGCAGGGAGAGGAGCCGGCCGATGAGGGCGGTTTTGTGCCGATACCACAGAATGAACAGGAAACATTACCGTTTGTGTAACCGGTAACGGTAACAACGAAAACCCTTGATTTTGCTGGAAAAAATGCATGGTGTTACCACGTTACCACTGAAACCAAGGGAAAACCGTGTCTTATATACAGAAAATAAAAAAATAATAAGACTCACGTAATTTTAAATTTCAAAAATAAAAAGCACAAAATCACCGGTAACACTGGTAACATGCTCATAAAATCAAGTAAATATGCGGGTTTGAAGCGTTACCCAACATGTGGTAACGGAGTGGTTACAAAAATTCAAAAACGGTTACAACGGGTGATGTGCATCACATACAGGAGGTAGATTATGCAGGTGAAAGGTGAATTGGACATCAATCGCATGCCAGAGCGTGAAGCAAAGCGTATCCTGGATCGAATCGTATCTGCATATGTGCGGACACAGTTAGATAATGTCAAATGCGCAGCAGCGATATGTGCGGTACTTGATTCCGAGGGGTTAGTGATCGATGCGAACTACGAAGAAGTGAGAAAGAAGCATATGGGGTATTGATATGGCAAGTGTGATGAAGAAAGATATCCCCCAGATCAGCGAGTTTATGCAGGAATTCTGGACACTGACAAAGAAGTACTGGATTCCAGAAGATACAGATACATACTGGAATGCATTGATTAGTGATTGCCAGAAGTTATCTAAAAAGTATACGGATTCATTCGTAGAGGATATGTTAATCGCATTTATCAACAATCGTGAAAAGGAAGGTAAGAGAGATGAAAAACAAAAATATGTGTACACTGGAAGAGTTAAACCTGCAGGCAGCAATGCTGAAGGGCAAAGGTGATCTGGAAGGTGTGATCCGTCTGGCAGAAGCGAACGGACTTACAGTGCGAACAGCAGAGCGCTATCTGATGGGCGAAGAACCTACGCTTACAACTCAGAAAGAGTTGGCAATCGGTAGATTACTTCTTGAGAGCGTTGATCTGGATTTGCGTCAGTCGGTGGTCTTGACAGGAATATTAACCATGGTCAATAAGGCAGTGAGAGAAGATCCTAAGTTACAGGAGGCAGTTATCAGCAATAAGAGATCGTTACTTGGATGTGTTGGACATCTGCTCAGACTACAAAGCAAGGCACGGAATGAATTGCCAGACGAGATTGCAGCAGTGTGTGGTTTGACAATGATTCAGGATATTCCAGAATGGGCAGCAAGGGAAGCGATCAAGGAATATTATCTTGAAAAGACATCAACCGATCTGGCTATTGCAAATACATACGTTGATTTTCAGAACCTTCAGAAAGGAGAATCACATGAACAAACGTCAGAGTAAGAAGCTGTACCAGCAGCGACACGGTTACAATCCGGGCGAAGAGGAGCGAATCCAGCTTCAGATCAGCGAAATGATCGAGTATACAGAACATAGGCTGGTAGAAACTGAGAAGGAACGAGTGAACCGTACATATTCGGGATTCCTTGAAAGTATTAAGCAGCGGCCAAGAAGTAAGGCACGTTGGTGGAGGAGAACAAGATGAGTAGATTAACAGAAACTGATAGTCAAGGTAATTGGGCTTTAAGCGGTGTTGCATGGATGCCTCTGCCAGAGCCGTATCGAAGAAACGGAGGTAAGCGATTATGAGACTAATTGATGCAGATTTTATTATTTCTATACTTGATGAGGCTGAACAGGAGTATCCTGAGCATAAGTCAATATACGAGATGTTTAGAGATGTGATTAATGCTGTGCCAACTGCGGCGGAGATTGTTAGTCAAGAAGACACCGAAGAGTAGCTTGTAGTAGGGTGAGAGGAGGTGATACCGATGGAAACAGAAGGCATGACACGGGAGCGCCTGGAAGCGTACCGGAGCAATCGGGAAGAAATCAAGGAGCTGAAGTATAAGCTTGATCATCTGGGTGAGGGTGACAGCCTGATCGGAAATGATGTGATCTTCGATTACCGGAAAGGGTATCCAATGCCACAGGCAGTTGTTGGATATGATTACGAGCTTGGAGCAAAGCGGCGTAAACGGTATAAGACTCAGATTGCGAAGCTTGAAGCTGAACAGGATGGCATTGAGGAGTGGATCTTTGGAATACGGGACAGCAGAACACGAAGGATTTTCCAGATGTATTTCCTTGAGGGGTTAACGCAAGAGAAAATAGCACAGAAGATGCATACTGACCAGAGTAGGATAAGCAGAAAAATTGATCATTTTTTCAAAAACGCATAAAAAGCATAAAATGACATGATATAATCAAAAATGGAATCAGTGTATTCCAGTTTGAATTCCCCTAAGGTGGCCGCCAGTGAACATGCTGGCGGCTTTTCGTATGTCAAAAATTTTAAGTTTGATTAAGAAATATCATGGACAAAATTGAACGAATGTTCTATAATGAAAATAACCTTAGAAAAGAATATTTTGGTCATTGAAAAATTAACAGATATGTTTTACAATGAATAAAATATTTGTCTAAGGGGAATATGAATACATGCGATACAAAAGAACAATTAAATTTCAATATTTTAGAATTTTCTGCCAGAAGAGAGGTAACGATGGTAATTTTGGAGAAAAAGAGCTGTATAATTTAACAGAGTGGATTAGTAAAGCTAAGGGTAATCAACAAAAAGCAATTTCATTTGGAAAGAATATGGCTCGCATTGACATTATAAAATATAGTAAAATAACGGAATTATGGGGAATTCGGTTATTAAAATTGCGAAATACAAATCCACCAACAAAAGCAAAAGATGGAGAAGAAGCTGAAGCAATTTTATTAGAAGACGGAGAGTATATTGGGGAAGATGTCTCAATGTTGTATGATAGGTATAGTAATATACTCATGGTACAGTCAAATCGCTTTTCGCTTAGTATTTCTAAAATCGAAGAATTTATGAATTATGTTAATGAAAATGTAGATGAAATTATTACCATTGATCCTATTGGAAATTTTGGGGCTTCGGATTGTTTGAGGCAGAAAGAATATAAAAGATTTGAAGTTTCTTTTGCAAACTTAAATGTATGGCATGATGAAGATAAAAAGCCTCTAAAAGGTATAATGACTTCGATTAAAGAAATGGGAGGATATACAGCAAGTGTAAAAATCGGAGTTGGAAAAGGTAAAGGCAACTTTTTAAATAAGCAAAATATATTGGATTTTGTTCAAAATTTGGGATGGAAAAAAGATTTTGTCAAAAGTGCTAGAGTGAAAATAGAAGATCCAGAAACAGGTGAAGATGAGGGAATTTTCGATTTGATTGAAGAGGTCTTTCATGATTATATTACATTTGAACTGGATGCGAAGGAAACTCTAACTTATGACATGGCTATTGGGCAAATGACAAGAAAATTTAATGATAGAAAGCAAGAGCTGTATGAGGCAATAGGAATAAAAATGAGGTGATAATATGATCAAGGATCTCCGATACTATGCTGAACGAATGGCACCATATGTAATTTCTTTTGTTGCTCCAGTTATATTATGGAGATATGATATAAATTATATCGAGAACGGCAACTTTAATGATGCAATTGATGGAGTCAATACCGTTGCTGCGTTGATTATCGGTTTTCTTGGTGCTATGCTTCCAGTAATATTGGGAATGAAGAATGAATCAAAATTTGTTCAGTATGTATTTGAAAAAGATAAAAATAAATTGTTTTTGAAATATATAAAGTCAAACCTTCTTACGGGACTTTTATTAGTAGCACTCTCTATTTCATTGTATTTTAGAGATGATTTTGAAAAGAATTTGAAAGCAAGGGCATTTTATGTTTGGGTATATATGTGTTTTCTATTCTTTTCATG